AAGTACTTAGTAGGTAGATGTAGTCATCTTGAGTTACTGCCCGTCCTGCGGAAGAATAGAAGCGTGGAGCATTAGCTTGAATAGATGATAGTACTTCAAGATCAGTTCCTCCAAAAGATTTGTTATATGTGTTTTGGAAATTGACATTGAAATTGTCTGTAGAAAATGTATTTCCGATTCCCAATGAAGATGTATTATAATATACATAATTAGGAGTATTAGGACTAGTTTGTGTAGATGGTGGTAATGATGTCAATAGTTCGTTATTAGCAGCACTACCTTCTGTATCAAAATATTCTACAATTATAATATCACTATCTGTTGGAACATTAGCTCCAGAAATAGTATTACCAAACATAACTAAAGGATATCCTGTAGTTATATCTTCTTGTAAATAATAAGAATTTGGTTTTATTAAGTTTGTAAATGCATCTATTCCTGCCCAAATATAGTTTGTATAAAGTGATAATGGTTGAGTACTATCATATACATTTGTAGGAATTACATATAGAGTAAAGTTTTCCTGGTCAATATTTGGATTGTTTATAACAAAAAAGAAATTATCTTCTCCGGTTGGAGTAACCGAATATGTATTAAAACTTCCTTGAGATATTAAATATTCTCCTTCTAATTCGGTAGCACTTTTGTAATTCAAAACTATCGGTTGCATATTGTAATATACGTTACCCAAACTTCCTACGAACGGAGATCGATTATAGATGGTTAATGAATTATTTTGACCAAATCCCGTTCCATTATACACAAATGTTCCTGAAAATCTAGAAGCATATGGTCGTTTAGGAGTATATCCTATTTCACTAGCTTTTGAAACTGCATTCTCTCTGATTTCAGTTGTGCCTAAGAAGTAATTATTGGCAACAAACGAAACATCATATCCAAAAGTCATACATATATATGCCATAGCATCTATGAATATACTTAAGTTAGCAGAACTAAAATCATACTGTCCGCCATTGCTAATGGCATATGGATTATTAGCATTCAGGTTGTTAATGATCTGTTGTCTAATATCCTGATATTTCAATGATGTAAGTGAAAATTGCATATGATGTCCTTATCTTATTTTTTTGAAATCAATCTGAAATGTTTGATCTGAATTTGTTATTGTCTCTGTACAGTTTATAATGATGTTAAACGTTTCATTATCTATATCTGGAATTACAACAACTACTACATTTTTAACTCTAGGTTCATACAAACCCAATCCATAGATGATATCTTGTTGAATTTGCATAGCTGTAATATTATCTATTGGTTCGAATAGATATTTATCTAAGTCTATTCCTTCGTCTGGACTCCAAAGAACTGTATATAATCCTGTTTGAAGAATATTGCTGATAGATTCAAGAATAGCTTGAGCATTGTTCAGTACTGCAATATCCTTATTGTTCAAAGGATTGATTGATTTTTTGGAGACATCCCAATAGTAAATTACGGGTGTTTGTGTAGTTGCCATGAGAAACCTTAAAGTTTTCTTTTATTTATAAAAAGAAAAAGGCCATCGATTTCTCAATGACCTTTTTTCTATTATGATATTTTCTGTTTACTTTTTAAGAAGCTTGTCGAAGAAATCCTTATCTTCTTGTTGTTCAGCGGTTAACTGGATACCGCTTTCTTCTGCGGGAGTTTCTGCTGCGGGAGAAGGAAAGTGAGGAACATCCTCTTCAGGAGCAGGAGATTCTGGTTCACCTAAGAAACCACCAGCATCTGGTTCTTCAGGTTCATCCGGTTCTTCGGATGCCAGGATACCAAGTACAGGTCCGATCAACTTAATAACTGCATCATTTGTAGGATACTTATCGATAGCAGTAAACTCAGAAAGCAATGAAGTTTGTGCCATTACTGCTTCAATCTTTTTATCGTCACCTTTCAAGAAAGCTGACTGCAATGCAAAAGTAGATGCAGCATAATCTACTTCTTCGGGATTAGGACCAGATTTTGAAATGAGCAAAGTGAAGTTTGCACCAGTGTAAAGATCGTAAGGATAAAACTCTACATACTCTCCAAGAGCTTTGATAGCATCAGAAGGAGTGATCTTTTCTTTGATTTTCTCATAAATCTTTTGTCCGTAGTTGTAAAGAAAAACTTTACCTTCATCTTCAGGGTGAAGAGGATTTTTGATTACGAAAATGTTTGAAATGAAATGATATTTACGTTTACGTAACTTGGCAATCTTGATATCTTTTTCGAAATCTGATTTCCAGTATTCTGCATTTTTCAGACAGATCGGACATTCTCTGTCCCATCCGAAATCGCTAATACAATTCTTCCAGTACTTCTTTTTGTTTGTTCCAATGGTATACTCGAAAGAGTGATCACTGAATTTGATGAGTGGAATACCTTCCATGTCAGGAAGGAAACGAATTACAGCAGAAGCATTACCATCTTTGTCTTTGGTGGGTTTCCAGAATCTTTCGTCTTTGGTGAACTTGTTCTTGTTTTCTTCATCTTTTTCCATTTGTTGTTTGGACGGTGTGTAATCAAACGCAAATTTTTGGGCCATGATGTTACTCCTTTTTGTTGCTGCCAATGCAGCGTGATTGAGCAATCTAAACGATTACTTCTGTACTATTATTTATACTTTTAAAAATCTACTCTTCTTCAGGTTCTTCTTCAAAAAATCCGTCTGGATTGGAGAAAGTTTCTTCTGGAAAATAATGCTTAAGTTTGAATTCCATTTTTACTTTTTCTATAAGAGACGCATTGAGTTGTTCAGTAATATCTTCAAAATCATCTATGTTCTTTTCTTCTTTGTATTCCAGAATTGCTTCGATATAAGAATGAAGTCTTGCTGCTCTGTTTTCTATATCATCGATTAAGTTAGTTAGTATCATTTACTTCCCTCTTCGTTCCATGTTTTTTCACAAAGTCCACAGTTAAACGTAGTCCAATATCTATCATCACTTCTACACCAATTGCCAGTATCTGAATGGTGTGTTTTAGTTAAAGCTATTACTGGATGCGAACACTCATCTTGTATACGTTTAAGATGAAATTGTAAGTCTACGATTTGTGTTTTTAATTCTTGAACTATATTCATGTGTACCTCTATACTTTTATGATCTCATATCTTTTCTTATAAGTCTATTCTTTTTTCATTCATCTACAAAAAAACCATCCAGGCAATCGTCTATGTAATTTTCAGTAGATTTTTGTTGTTTGATTTGACTAATCATAGGAGTTGTTCTTTCTTTATCATACAACTTAAACTCTGAGATTCTTTCAGTTAAATTTGCTAATTCATACTTTCTAAACATCTTCATCAAATTTGCAGCATCGAAAGAGTGTGTTTGCTTTTCTGTTTCTTTTTTGATCTTATCTCTAATGTAGCATGGAATCTCATCGAAATCTATTAATTTCTTGTTGAATTCGTATTTCGTTCTCATCTCAGGAATAGTTGCTAATAGAGTTTCTAATTCAGGATAAAGTTTCTCTGCTGTTTTTTCTGCAATCTTTGGTTTTATGGCAAGAATATTATCTGATTTGTCTCCTACCATAAAGTGAATCTTTTTGAAATGATCTACATCAATCTCTGGTAGAAATATTCCTTTGATAGGATCGAAGATATGAACATTGTGTCGTTGAAGTTGTTTGAAATCTTTATCGGAAGATACTACATAGTAAGGATCATCTATAACGTCTTGTGCTAATACAGCTATAACATCATCTGCTTCTGCATATTTTACATCTATCACATAGAAATCACTATATAGCTTTAGTGCTTCTAAGATATCTTTATTGATAGCATCCATTCCTTCCCAATCAAACATAGGGTCTTTTGTTCTGTGACCTTTATATGTAAGTCCTTCGTATCCAGGAATATCAGCAGAAAAGGTTTCGTAATACTTATGTCTCCAGGAAGGTTTTGAATCGACAGATATAACTAGAGGATTCTTTCTTGATGCTCCAAACTGTTTTGATACATTCAGTATCATTGACAGTGTAGTATGAGCACAAAAATTGATATTCTCCAAAATCATATTCTTGTTTGGATGAATAGATCGGTGCCAGAGATGGGAAAAGTCTATGTTAATCATTCGTTAGTTCCTTTGAGTTATCTTCCTATTGTTACATATCCATCTTTGATGATAAGCACACTACGATTAGGAAGGAGAATTCTTAATTCTTCAGACTCGTTCAGCTTAATACCTTTGATCAAAGCAGGATCGTTCAATCTTTCTACTAAATGTGTTTTAGTTCTTATACTTTTCATAGGAACTCCTTTGTTTTCTTTATTTATATTCCAGAATAATCAGCATCTTCCAGGAAATTCGATTCCTCTTTTAACTCTTCCAGTTGCTTCTGATATGCCAGTTGATCTCTTATATGCATAGGAAGTTCTTGATCTTTTTCTGCAAGGTTAGTTAGTCTCATTTTATCATAATCTATACCTATAGTATAGACTACACCTTTGTTTTTTCCGAATCTAGTTTTCAAATTCTTTATCAGATATTTTCCTTGCTCTCTTAACTCGTCTGTCTGCAACATAGAACCAGCAAAGTCTACTGTTTGAGATATAGCATATGCTTCCCCGACATCTTCAAGGTCTGCTTTATCTTGTTTGCCTTTAGCTCCTCTGTTGAATTGAGCAAATGTTAATAGAGCATAATCCTCTTCCATACATAATGCTCGATTTTCTTCTGCTACAGATTTTACATATAAGGATGTTCCTGTTTGTGAAGCAGGAATTTTATATGAAGCAAAGTTATTCAGACCATCTAAAATTACAACATCAAACTTAATCTTCTTTTTTGTCCATGCTTCGTGTATCAATTTCTTTATATGATTTGCATTAGCAGTTCCAGTAGGAAATTCTTTTACAATCAATATCCCATGAGGTTTATCACAGGCTGTTTTGAATCTCGATTTGAACAATGCTTTATCTAAAGAAGGACCGAGAGTATCAATACTGATATCAAGAATATTTGCATCATGTCTTTTCAACATTTCTTGTTCAGACATTTCTCCTGAACAAAGCAAAACATTATGTCCTTCCATAACTAAAGAGGAAGCACAGTGACTACCAATGATAGATTTCCCCACATTAGTATTTGCCATAAAACAGAACATAGCTTTTCTAACTAAACCACCACCAATAGCTTCATTCATCTTATGAACGTTCAATGGTATTTTCTGATCTTCTTTTTCATACCATAACATTCGTTCGTGAACATCATTCCAATAATCATGTCCAAGTCTAGTAACAAATGCTAT